CCTTTGACGGTTATTGTCAATTCGCTGGTCAATTCTTTGTATATGAGATATGCTTATGCTGCTAGTGGTCATGATGTTTCCACTTTTGCAGACAATGTCTCTTTGATGACTTATGGTGATGACAACATCATGTCTGTTTCTTCCGCTTGTGACAACTTCGATCATACAATTATCCAAAATATCTTGGGTAACATTGGTGTTGTGTACACCATGGCAGACAAGGAGGCAGAGTCCGTTCCCTTTATTAACATTAAGGACGCCTCTTTCTTGAAGAGATCCTGGTTGTGGAACGAGGAGGAAAAGCAGTACACCGCTCCCCTCGAAGAAGATAGCATATTTAAGATGTTATGTGTCAACGTTCGCTCTAAAGTTATTAGTGCGGACGAGCAGTTGAGTGAAGTTATCCGTAGTGCACAGCGTGAGTGGTGGCACTATGGTGAGGATATTTTCACACAACGAACCCAGATGTTGGAGGATGTTATAGCTCAGCACGATATGAAATCGTGGTTTGAGAAACAACCTCTTTTATCTTACGAGGAATTGTGGGAGGTGTTCCGCGATTGCTCAGAAAAAGCCCAAAGTAGTTTTTAAAGACTACTTTGGCCGGCTATGAATGTATGTCGTAACCAAAACATTCCATTGATAATTAATTTACTTGTGTTTATGTGTGTTTTATGTATTTTAGCTTTTAAATATTCAAGGACTTATTAATGAAATCTACTAGGGCGTTCCCCGAAGTTCTATTTAGAACACAGTGTAGTGAGCTGTTGAACAATAAATATTTATCTTGAGAGAGCTTGGGTAGGCTCCTCAATTGATTATATACCTTCTGAAAATAATTCTAATGCGGCCGTCGGTTCCGCTACAAAAACCGTCGAGCCCTTCGCCGTAGGCGAGGGGCACCCTGCTATCGAGCAACAGCAAATGAGTTTTACTGATGCCGAAGCAGGAGAGCAAATTTATTTTGCTCCAGTGTCGCAAAGTAGTTACGACGCCACGGCAATTACAGGGTTGCAGTTGGGTGATTTTTTAAAACGCCCGACTTTGATTTTGAGTGCTAGTTGGGTCGAGGGTAACTACCTTAACGTGAACTTTGATCCTTGGTCTCTGTTCATGTTGGATCCTGCAATTCAAGACAAGCTTAACAACTATGCCCTTTGGAGGGGTAATTTGCATGTTAAATTTGTTGTTTCTGCGTCACCATTTTATTATGGAGCTGGTTTGGTTTCTTATAATCCTTTTCCAGAGTCTCATCCTGATACGGTGTCATCGCCAG